CCTCGATGTCCATTCTGGGAACGGCGCTGCCAGCCGCCAACACGCTGGCAACCCTCTACGAAGTACCGACCGGCCGCCGCGCGGTGGTCAATGTCGCCGCCTGCAACAAGGGCACGGCGGCTGCCAAGGTGCGCGTGGCGCTCACCGCTTTGGCCACACCGGCCGAGAGCGAGTTCATTGAATTTGATGTGAGCCTTGCTGCCACCGAGGTGCTGGAGCGCACTGCGCTCTCCCTGGCTGCAGGACAGAAGATCGTGGTGCAGGCCAGCGCCGCCACGGTCAGCTTCAACGCCTGGGGCATCGAGGAGGTCGCGTAATGGGACGGTATCTATCCAATCCGCTCGGCCGCAGTGACCGCCCCGTGAGCGATGTGCGTTACGCCGTGTGCAACTTCGGGGGCAGCGGCGGCAGTTATTACCGGCTGCTCGATGGCGACTTCAAACCGGCGCGCCAGATCCCGAATCTTGCGCCCGCGATGGCGCCCATCTCGGTCAGTGCCTATGCCTCTTACGGCACCGTCCAGCCCTCCGGGTTGGGGATTTCGCTGGACCCAGTGTTTGCGCTGGGCGGGGCTTGGTCCGGGCCGGCCAACACCAGTGGAACCTCGACCTACTACGACGGTGCGCTGCAACAGGCCATCAACTTTGGCGGTGCCACTGCCGCGCCGAGCACCAGCAACAGCAATTACGACCACTACACCGGTCGATGCGGCGAGTTCGGTCACGACCGCTGGAACCTCGACAACCGTGGCGCGATCCTGCTGCCCCAGCGCAGCCCGACCTTCGGGGTGGAGACCAAGACCGAAGCGAACGATGCCTTCGTCAATGGCGATCTGGCCGACGGGAGCCTCACGCTGCTGCTTTGGAATGGACGCCTGTATCTCACCCGCCGCGCTGAGGTGGAAACGGTGGTGGTTTCCAACGGCGTCCGGGGCTGGATCAGCCGCTTCACCGTCCCAGGGTTGCCCAACGGCTACTTTGGCACGGCGTCCTACAACCGCACCCGCAACGAGCTCGTCATCCTGGGCGGCAGTTCCGCCACGTCCAGCAGCGGGATGTGGCTGCGGCTGTACCGCAATCTGCCGGTGCTCGACGAGACCAGCAACCTCGAGACCATTCTGTCGGCCATCACGCCGCTCGAGGTGGCGATCACCTGGTCGGGCTGGACGCCGGCAGCCAATGCCGAAGCGGTCGGTGGGGCCACGCCGGTGCTCACCGATAACGGCGATGTCTACATCGGCTTCTTCAACGCCAGTACTGCGCTTTATGTGGTGCGCTTGCCGCGTACTGGGGACACCACCTTCGGTGCCCTGGTCAATGCCATCTCCTTTGGTGTGACGACCAGCTATGGTCGCCATTCGGCCCGGGGTTCCGGGATGCATGTGATGCAGACCCGCGATGGCAGCACCGTGGCCTTCTACAGCCAGTACTACTACTACGGCGCGGGCCTGGGGGTCATCACCGTCAACAAGCGCTCGAGCAGCGCCCGGGTGATGTACGCCGACAGCCAAACCTCGGACGGACGCAGTCTGCTGCACTGGGGAGAGGCAGGTTTTGCGGTGGCGTTCAATGCGTCGAGCAGCTACAGCGCGGCCAGCAGCGGTGCGGTCTACGGCTACGACTGTGCGGTGCAAACCGCCACCGTGTCCCCGCCGCAAATCGTGCTGCCCATTCCCAACGGCTACAACACCGGCGGCACCTATCCGTTCTACGTGGAGGTCAGCGTATGAGTGTCTATTTCGATATCCGCAACGATGCGGTGGCGGTGATTGAGACCGACGCACCCGAGACCGGCTGGATCAAATTGACCACCAAACAGTCGCGGCTGGCGGCCCGCTACCGGGTCGAGGCGGGCAAGGTGGTGGATGCCTATCCCGGCAAGACGGACGAGGAGGTGCTGGCGGCCATCGAGGCCACGCAGGCGGCACTGACCACCCCGCCGGCGGAGCCGACCCGGGTGATCACCAAGCTCGCCTTCATGAATCGCTTCACCATGGAGGAGTTGGCCGCGATCTACACCGCCGCCAAGACCGAGGTCATGGTCGAAGTGTTCCTCGACAAGTTGAAAATCGCTGAAGAGGTGAATCTGGCCGATGCCCAGACCATCGGTGGCCTGCAGGCGCTCGCCGCCAGCGGCCTCTTGACCGAGGCTCGGGTGCAGGAGGTGCTGCAGTGATGGCCGCAATCCAATATCGCCTGTCGATGCTCGGGCTGTGGGGGCTGTGCCAGATCGCGGCGGTGATCGCGTCTCTGTGGATGCTATTGGCCATCGTCACCGGTTCCCGCCGTGCCTGGACCCTGGCGGTCGCCCACGACCAACTGGCCAACGCGGCCTTCGGTGGCCACGAAGACGAGACGCTCTCCAGTCGCGCAGGGAAAGCAGCTCGAGAGGGCAACCGCTGGGCCTGTGTGCTGTGTCGGCTGCTGGATCGGCTCGATCCGAACCATTGCGAGAAGGCCATCGAGCCCGATGAGGGCAAGCCCATCGCCTGAGCCTGTCGCACTGCAACCACACATTCACCCGATCCGCCGCTGGCGGATTTTTTGTTTCTGGAGACCACCCATGGCAGATCACTTTCTTCACGGGGTCGAGGTCGTTGAAATCGACAACGGCCCGCGTCCCATTCGTACCGTCCGATCCTCGGTGATCGGCCTCGTTGGCACCGCCCCGGATGCGGATGAACAGCGATTTCCCTTGAACACCCCGGTGCTGATTGCCGGCTCTCGCCTGGAAGCAGCCAAGCTGGGTACCACCGGCACCTTGCCGATGGCCATTGACGGCATCTTCGATCAGGCCGGGGCGCTGGTGGTGGTGGTCCGGGTCGCTGAAGGTGCGACCGAGGCCGAGACACAGACCAACGTGCTCGGTGGCGTTGATGAAGCCGGACAGTACCTCGGCCTGCAGGCGCTCTTGGCTGCCCAGTCGGTCGCCAAGGTCACGCCGCGCATCCTGATCGCCCCGGGTTTTACGCACCAGCGCCCCACTGATCCCGATGACAACACCCGCCAGCTGGCGAATCCGGTGGTCGCTGAGTTGCTGGGCATTGCCGAGCGCCTGCGCGCGGTGATCATCGCCGACGGTCCCAATACGACCGACGCTGCCGCCATCGACTACCGCGAGGACTGGGGCTCGCCGCGCATCTACGTGGTCGATCCGCACGTCAAGGTGATGAAGAGCGGCGCAGTCGTGACCGAACCGGTGTCGGCGCGTGTGGCTGGCCTGATTGCCAAGATCGACAACGACCGGGGTTTTTGGTGGAGCCCGTCGAATAATGTCATCAACGGCATCGTCGGCAGCCACCGTCCGGTGGACTTTGCACTCGGTGACCCGAATGCCCGGGCCAACCTGCTCAACGAGAACGAGGTGGCCACGATCATTCAGGAGGATGGCTACCGCTTGTGGGGCAACCGCACCTGTTCTTCGGACCCCAAGTGGGCCTTCCTTTCGGTGCGGCGCACCGCCGACATGATCAACGAGTCGCTGTTGCGCGCCCACCTCTGGGCGGTGGATCGCAACATCACCAAGACCTACGTCGAGGAAGTCACCGAAGGCGTCAACGCCTACCTGCGCCAACTCAAAGCCCAGGGCGCGATCCTCGGCGGCAAGTGCTGGGCCGATCCGGACCTCAATTCGCCCCAGTCCATCCAGGACGGGAAGATCTACTTCAACTTCGACTTCACCCCGCCATATCCGGCTGAGCACATTATTTTCCGCTCGCACCTGGTCGATGACTATCTCGAGGAGATTCTGTAATGGCCATCGAACTGCCACGGGTTCTCAAGAACATGAACCTCTTTGTCGACGGCCGGGGCTACGCCGGACGCATCGACGAGATCCAACTGCCCAAACTCACCCTCAAAACCGAGGAGCACCGCGCCGGGGGTATGGATCTGCCGGTCGAGATCGACCTCGGTATGGAGAAGCTCGAAGCCGAGCTGACCATTGCCGACCACGACCCGGAAGTCTTCAAGCTCTTCGGACTGCTCGACAACGCCGCGACGCAAATCACCATCCGGGGTGCCATCCAGGCACAGGGGGCGGAAGCTAAGCCCGTCATCGTCAACCTGCGCGGTGGCTGGAAAGAGCTCGATGCCGGCACCTGGAAGCCTGGCGACAAAAGCACCCTCAAGGTCTCGGTGGCAGCCAGCTATTACAGGCTGACCATCGATGACGAAGAGCTGATCGAGATCGATGCCATCAACCTGGTCAGGAAGGTGGGTGGCACCGATCAGATGGAAGCCATTCGTGCGGCGATTGGGCTGTGATGAATGAACGATAAGGAGCCCACCATGAACACCCCCGAACGCATCACCCTCAATTTCCCCATCGAACACGACGGTCTGCCGATCAAGGAGATCGCTTTGCGCCGTCCCACGGTGGGCGACCACCTGGCCGCGCAGAAGGCGGCCGGCACCGACGCTGAGCGCGAGATCCGGCTGATCGCCAACCTGGCCGAGTTGCCGCCAGCGGCGATCCACCAGCTGGATATGAAGGACTACGCCCAGTTGCAGAAGGTGCTGGGCGGTTTTTTGCAGTGAATCCGGGTGAGCTGCCCGCCCTCGTGGTGGAGCTTGCCCTCTACACCCATTGGCCTCGATCCGAGTTGCTTGCCCTGGAGGTGAGTGAGTTGGTCGAGGCCTTGTCATTGGCGCGGCGGCTGTCTGCAACGCCATCTTCCTGAGGTTTGCCCATGGCCACCGCGCATCCCGTTCAAATCAGCATCGGTGCCACGCTGGCGGCCTCGCTCGGCTCGGCGGTGCGCGGAGCCCAGGTGCAGTTGAACCAGCTCGGCTCCACGATGGCCGAACTGGGCAACAAGCAGTCGGGCATCAAGCAGCTGGAGAGCCTGCGCAGCCAGGCCAAGGATGCGGCACTGGCCATGCGCGCGGCGCAGCAGAAAGTTTCCGGACTGGAAGCGAACATTGCCGGCCAGGATGGCGGTGCCACGGCCAAGCAGGCCAGAGAGTTGGAGCGCGCCCGTGCCGCAGCGACCCGAGCCGAGGAAGCCTACCGTCGCCAGCGGGCAGCCGTCGATGAACTCTCAGGGTCGCTGCAGCGCGCGGGCGTCAACACCCGCGCCATGGGCAGCGAGTCTGCGCGGCTCGGCAGCCAGCTGGAGACGCTTCGATCTCGCACCGAAGCCTTGAGCCGGGCGCAGCAGGCGCAGGCCAGGAATCTCGAGAACCGCAGTGCCTACCGCGCCCAGATGATGGATGCGGTTGCCTTGGGCGGGGCGCTGTATGGCCTGGTGCAACCGGCTGTCCAGTTTGAGTCGGTGATGGCCGACGTCAAGAAGGTGGTCAACTTCGACACGCCGGATCAGTTCGGGCAGATGAGCAAAGATGTGCTGTTGATGTCGACGCGCATCCCGATGGCTGCCGACGGTATCGGCGCCATTGTGGCGGCTGCCGGTCAAGCCGGTATCGCTCACGAGGAGTTGCTGCGCTTTGCCGAAGACGCCGCCAAGATGGGCGTGGCCTTCGATTTGTCGGGGCAGCAGGCGGGTGCGGCGATGACGGGCCTGCGCTCGATCTTCGGGTTGACGCAAGACGAAGTGGTGAAGTTGGGCGACGCTATCAACCACCTGTCCAACAACATGGATGCCAAGGCATCCGATCTTTTGAACATCGCCAACCGGGCCGGTTCGACCGCCAAACTCTTCGGACTGTCCGGCGCACAGTTGAATGCTTTGGGCGCGACCTTTCTGGCGCTCAAGACGCCCCCGGAGGTGGCGGCTACCGGCATCAATGCCTTGCTGATGAAGTTGGCCACCGCCGACAAGCAGAACGAGAAGTTCCAGCAGGGCTTGCAGGACATCGGGCTGTCCGCTGAGGTCATGAAGCAGATGATCCAGCGTGACGCCCAAGGAGCGCTGACCACCTTTCTGCAGCAGGTGAAGAAGGCCCCGGACCTGATGGGCACGCTGTCGGATCTCTTCGGCATGGAGTACGCCGACGATATCGCCAAGCTGGTGGGCTCGATGGAGACCTACGAGAAGGCGGTGGGTCTGGTCGCCGATCAAACGGCCTACGCTGGGTCAATGCAGAAGGAGTACGAGGCGCGCTCGGCCACCACCGCCAACAATCTGCAGCTCCTCAAGAACCAGATGAGCCGGCTGGGCATCACGGTGGGCAATGCGCTGCTGCCGGCCTTGAACAACTTGGTGGGCGCGTTGATGGGGCCTATCGATAGCCTGGCCCATCTCGCCGAACGGTTTCCTATCGTCACGCAAGTGGTGGTGGGCACCGTCGGTGCCGTGCTGGGCTTGAAGGTGGCCACCATCGCATTGGGCTATGCCTGGACCTTCGTGAAGGGGCCGATCCTCGGTGCGCAGGTGGCGTTTCAATCGGCGCGGGCCGGTCTGGCGTTGCTGCAAGTGCAGGCGGCAGCGACGGGCACCAGTGCGGGCATTCTGTCGCTGGCCTGGAGTCGGATGCAGACCGGAGCCCTCGGGCTGATCGCGCCGATCAAGTCGGCAGCGCAGGCCTTCTGGTCGATGCTGCCGGCCATTGGTGCCACCACGACTGCGCTCTTGACCAACCCGATCACCTGGATCGTCGCTGGCATCGGGGTCGCCGTCGCAGGCCTTGCCTTGGTGATCCGCAAATATTGGGACCCCATTGCCGCATACGTCGGCGGTGTGTTCGAAGGCATCCGGTCAGCCGTGCAGCCAGCGATCAGCAGCCTTTCCACGGCATTGGCACCGCTGGCGCCGATTGGCCAGGCGATGGCTTCCGTGTTCGGTTTCATCGCCGATGGCGTGAGCCGGGTGGTGGGCTGGATCGGGGCTTTGCTCGCGCCAGTGACACTCTCCACGGAGGCGTTCAACAGCCTGTCCGCCTCCGGCCAGTCTCTCGGGTCGGTGATCGGCAGTGTGTTGAGCACAGCTTTCACGGTGCTGACCTTGCCGATCCGCGCGGTGGGCACGCTGGTGGGGTGGGTGATTGAGGGTTTTACGGCCCTGGTGTCTTTCTCCCCCTTGGCCCTGATCAGCGCGGCTTGGCAGCCGGTTGCGGATTTCATGACCAGTCTCTGGTCGGGCATCACCGCCACCGTCGGTCAAGCCATCGACTGGATCGCCGGCAAGATCGGCTGGGTGATGAATGCCGGCAAGCAGGTCGGCGACTGGTTCGGTTCGCTCTTCGGTAGCGATAAGCCGGCGTCGCCCACTGCCACGGCTCCGGCTACTGCGCGTCCGGCAGCGGTCGGTGGCACTGCTGCGCTGGTCGCGCCACGCCCCTCCGTCGGCACCGCACCCGTTGGCATCGCGCCAATGTCAGCGGTCAGTCCGTCAGTGGCGGGTTCCAGACCGGTGACGATGCCGGCGCAACCACTGGCTGCGCGTGGCAACACCAGTGTCTCGCTGTCCGCTCCGATCACGGTCAATGCTCCGCCCGGAATGGATGCGCGCGAGATCGCCGCACTGATCGAGTCGCGCCTGCGCACTCTGATGCGCGAGACCACCCGCAGTCCGGCTGCGGCGATGTACGACTGATTTTTCTGTTGGGAGGTGTGCCATGGCCGAACGGGTGATGTTGGGCCTGGACGAGTTTCGTTTTGAAATCGCCACACTCGCTTACCAGAAGTTCTCGCTGAACCAGTCCTGGCGCTGGCAGGAGCAGGCGCGTATCCACCGCGATCCGGCTCTGCAGTTTGTGGGGCGCAACGTTGGCGAGATCGAACTCGACGGCGTGATCTACCCGAGCTTCAAGGGCGGCTTGGGTCAAGTCGATGCGATGCGTGCGCTGGCGGACGCCGGCAAGCCGCTGCAGCTGGTCGATGGCCTGGGCCGCATCTGGGGAGCCTGGGTGATCACGGAGATCGGCGACACCCGCACCGTGTTTGCCGATGACGGTCAAGCGCGCCGGATCGAGTTCCGCATCAAGCTCAAGGCCTACGGGGAGGATCAGTCATGACCCAACCGATCTTCAAACGGGTGGTCACCCGTGATGGGGATGTGCTCGATGAGATGGTCTGGCGGCACTATGGGCGCAGCGATGTACTGACCGCCGTGCTCGAAGCCAATCCGCAGCTAGCCCTGTTGCCCCCGGTTCTCACGGCCGGTTTGGTGATTGATCTGCCTGATCTACCACTACCAACGGAAGCGCCGGTGATTCGGCTGTGGTCATGAGGAGGGGAAGATGCAACCGATCTTCCGCATCTACGCCGGTAGCCAAGAGATCACTGCTGCCATCCGCGACCGACTGATCGAACTGGTGGTCACCGACGAAGCCGGCATCCAGTCCGATGAGCTCAAGCTCACGCTGGACGACCGTCGCCGTGAGGACGGCGCGATTGCTGAGCTGCCGCGCATCGGTACGGTGCTGACTGTGTCGCTGGGCTATGCCGAAACCCGGCTGGTGTCCTTGGGGCGTTTCATCGTGGATGAGGTCGAGATCCGCTCGCCGCCCGCGACGTTGACCGTCTCGGCCAAGGCCGCCGATATGGTCGGGCCGTTTCGCAGTCCCAAGACCCGCTCCTGGGATGCGACGACGCTGGGCCAACTGGTCGAGACCATCGCTGGTGAGCACCGCTATCAGGCCAAGACCGATCCGGAGCTGGGCGCCATCGCCATCCCGCATTTGGATCAGACCGCCGAGTCGGACATGGCGCTGCTCACGCGCCTGGCGGCCAAGCACGATGCCATGGCCAAACCCGTGGCCGGGTTCCTGGTACTGGCCAGGCAAGGGGCGATCAAGACCATCACCGGGCAGGTGATGCCGACGATCACCCTCAGATCCAGTGATCTCGCCGAATGGCGCTACCGACACTCGGCGCGCAAACCCGGTGGCAGTGGCACCACCAGAGACCGCGACACGCAACAGCCACCGACCACGGCCACCGGCGGCACCAAGGCTTATTGGTGGGACTTCGAGAAAGGCGAGCGCCGGGAAGTGACCACCGGAGCACCTCCGTTCGAGGAAATCCGCTACGTCCACGCCACCGAAGCGGAAGCCAAGGCGGCGGCCGCGACCCGCAAGAACACCGGGGAGCGTGGGCAGGGCGAACTCTCGTTCAGCCTACCCGGTGATCCGAGGCTGGCCGCCGAGGGACGGCTGTCGCTTTCCCTGCGCCCCGGTATCCCCACCGACTGGCGCATCAAGCGCGTCGAGCACCGCCTCAGTGCCCAGGGCTACACGACGCAGGTCGAGTGCGAGCGCTTGACTGCCTCACCGGCCCCGGTGACCGACGCCGCCACCGAACCTAACAAGTAAGGAGACAAGCACTGTGACCCCTGACAAAGATCCTTCGACCTACGGCCTGATCACCTACCTGTGGGTGACGGGTCTGGCCGCCTGGGGTGGCCTGGTCAATTTCTACCGCAAGGTGAAGTCCGGCGAGACCCGGGCTTTCAACGTGGTCGAGCTCATCGGCGAGATCGCCACCTCGGCGTTCGCCGGGCTCATCACCTTCTGGCTGTGCGAAGCCGCGCAGTTCAATCCGCTGGTCACCGCAGCCCTGGTCGGCATCTCCGGCCACATGGGCAGCCAGGCTATCTACCAACTGGAGCGCTGGGCGCAGACGCGTCTGGGCAAGGAGCGGTC